GCCCCAGCTTAATTATCATTACTGCCGCTTCCCTCCTTGGCGAACCGCCCGGTTATCGCCGCTAGTCCTGCTGTAGTCGGCGTGGCAAAAATTGCGTAGGCCACCAAAATTATGTCGAGATGCGGAGCAACTGATGCAGGATTGCTCGTTGTCTGCCACACGATAATTATTCCCAAGATTACAAAGGCCGCCACGACTGGTGCCAACATTATCAGGGTCAGAAACTCCGCACCGGACAGGGTGGTTGTTGCTCGTAGTTTAACCTTTTCCAGTTCCACCCTGGTGTCAGCCAGTTGCTCCCGCAGTTCATCTATCTCAGCCATAAATCAGGTCGGGGTCATACAGATGGGCAACGTCCTTGGAGTCAATGACCGCCCAGCCGTTATGGTAGATGTGGGCGATGTTATCTCTCTTGTCCCACTCAGCCGATAGGTCACCAACGTAGCTGACGGTAAATACCAGGGCATCAGGGGATTCGGGCCGCCGTTCATCCCGCAGCCGCCAATCCCTGGAACTGCGCCGGTAGCAAAGCCGATTGTGAGTAGCTTCCCGCCTTTCCCCTTCCACTACAGGATGCGGTTCGGCCTTGGGCGGGCGGTACAGCGTCAGCGTTTCCCCGTCTATCCTAGCCATCCCCCGAAGGTTGATTCGGCCCCTTTGGTTATCAGTTCCCACCACCACGGCCTTCCCCAGAAACTCCTTGAAGTGCCAGGTCTGACTTTCAATGACCACCCGCATATAGCCGGCCTTTCTGTCCCAGCTCAGTTCGATATTATGTACGCCAGCGGGTATCTGGCGTTGCTCTCCGATTGGTTCGTCGCTCTGGTACTGGCTGTCTTCGTACAGGATTATGTTGCTAGTTACCATCAGCGACTACCTCGACCAATTCGGTCACGGCGGCTTCGGTCTTCTTGCCGTTGCGCTTGCCGAACTCCTTGGTAACTTCTTCCACGCAAGTATCTGGTACGGGCTGGGGCGGTTGATGGACTTTAAGCTGCCCCGTTTCCATAATCTGTACCCTATCCCAGGGCAGTTCCCCAGACTTCAACCCGGCGATGACTTCGTTATAGGTGTTGATGTCGTTCCGCAGGGACGCAACCACGGCTTCCAATCGGTCAACTTCGTTAGACCACCAGAGCGTGTTTCGGGCGATGATTTCAGGCGTTGGCATAAATTCTCCTATGCGTCTGCTATCGAACTTGCCAGTGACCCACTAGCCAGGCGGCTTTTCAAATCGGTGTAAGCCTGGGCGTAGGGGTTGGAATTGCTGGTCGGGTCGTAGGTGCAGGTGAAGTGGTCAATCTCCCGGCTACGGAGTCGGTTGCCCCACTCTGGATATTCCCCGCTGGCATTACGGACAGCGGCAGAAGCATGAAGAACCACGTCATAAAGACACTTCCAACTAACCGGGTCGGTGTCGTACTTCTTGACCGTGACGGATTGAATCCTGGCGTAGACACCCGCCACCGCCGAAGGTAGTCCTTGCAGTTTATCCGTGGTGAAAGTTATCGCCATTAGTTGCCCTCCGATAGAGCCAACTGGGTTTCTAAACTGGTGATGCGTTGTTCCTGGCTTTGGATTACCGTCTTCAAGTTATCGTGCATCTGGATAATGGTCGAATGATGGAGCATCGTCAGGCCGGACATATTTATCATCGCTCGTTGTTCCCACCGCCCACAATCCCGCTTTTTCCAATGAACTGAGTCCTTGCCAATCAGTTTCATATCGGTATAGTGGCACAGGTTATACATCATGTCCCTGCCGAATCTTTCCCGGTAACAGGGAACGGTTTCGGCCAGGAATCCTCGCATCAGTTCGATGTCACACTGGTCATCGAAGATGGCGGTTGCTAGATTGCCGTGCATCGTACCTTCATGGTCGAATATGAAGTTCGTAGTACATTCACTCCGCACGACGAGTATGTTCCCATCAGTGCCGACACAGGAAACGCTGCCGCTGCTGTGGGCACGACCAGCCAGCATTATTGGGCCTATCGCCGAAGTTGTCTTCGCCGTGCATTTGGTGGTTACATCACCCAAGAGTTTAACCCCGTATTCGCACTCGCTTGCCCCTTCTATCAGAATACCACCAGTAACTCGTATCTTCGCAATAATTCCATAAGTATCCGCTTCCATTTGGGCAACCATTGGCTGGCACACGTCACTACTCTTGAAAGCCATTATATCGTCATCGTAGGCACCTTGATTTATATTTATTCCTTGGGTCAAAAAAGTATTGGCACTATCATTGATGTGGAATTCTCTTGTTACGAACCTTGCCCGTTCATCACCACCCGTAGCAAAACCTATCTGATTGCCCCCTGCACGGAATAGTCCGGTTCCACTACAGCCGGTGAACGAATAGGATGGCGCACTTCCGGTGCCGTCTATGACACGAATACCAGTAGCCAGGATGTCATTACAGGCATGACCGATGTTAAGGATAGTGTTGGTCTGTGCATCCAGACTGGCAGCAAGTTGGGGTGAAGAGTCGCAAGCCACGCAGCCGCCACCAGCCGATGCCCAGGTCAGCGTTCCTGACCCATTCGTGGTTAGTGCTTCCCCACAACAGCCGTCATCAACCGGGAGCGTCAGCGTGTAACTTGCGCTCATATCTTGCGCCTTGATAGCCACATAGTTGGTTCCAGCACCGGAGTCTTCCATCAACCGGATTTCTCCGTCAGCGATTCCCCCGATGGTCACGAAGGTGCCGGGGTTCAAGGTGATACCACCAGCGTCCGACGTTAGGCAAATTGACCCAGTGCCGTTCCCCTGGTCAGCGTGTAGGATGATGGTTTCACTGGTGCCAGCATCGGCGGTCAGCCGGATGGCCCCGGCAGCGTTCAAGCCAGACTTAACGCCGATTCCCCCAACGTCCGAAAGCAGTTGGATGGACGCAACGCCTTCATTCACCGCCGTGCCTTGGTCGTTGTAAATCTGAATCGTTGAAGTCGTTCCACCGTCTGCGGTGATGTTGACGGCATTTGCCAAGTTCGCCGTGCTACGAATCCCCACGCCACCCGCATCGGATAGCAGACTGATGCTTTCCGCACCTTCGGTGACGCTCGTTCCAGTGTCATTGAAAACGGTGATACTAGACGTGGTGCCGCTGTCTACAGTCAGATTTATCGCATTGGCTAGATTGGCGGTACTGCGTAAACCAATGCCGCCAGCATCAGATAGAAGGCTGATTGATTCGGCCCCTTCCGTAACGCTTGTCCCTTGGTCGGAATGAAGGATGATGGTTTCGCTTGTCCCACCGTCAGCCGTGAGCCGTACTGAGCCAGCAAGGTCAGCCGTGGATTTAATGTTGATTCCCCCAGCATCGCTGAGAAGCTGTATCGAAGCCGAACCCTCTGTGTTGCCGGTGCCCTGGTCGTTAAACAAAGTCATTGAACTGGTCGTGCCGCCATCCACAGTCAAATTGATGGCGTTGGCTAGGTTAGCCGTGCTTCGCAGGCCGATGCCGCCAACGTCTGACAGGATGTTGATGCTTTCAGCACCTTCGGTCACGCTGGTGCCGGTGTCAGCGTGAATCTTAATCGTCCCGCTGGTGCCGGTGGATTGGGCGATGTAGATGGCAGCGGCGGCGTTGCTGGATGAAACAAGGTCGATGTCACCACTGGATAGCATATCGACATCGGTGCCGTCGTAGTCGATGGTGCCGTTCACGTCCAAGGCTCCCGATAGCGTCAGCCCGGTAAAACTGGGACTGGCTGTCCAGGCTGGGGCGCAACTGGCCTGGTGGAGAATGTTGCCATTCGTCCCCTTGGCGACACGGGCCGGGACATTAGATCCAGAAGCATAGAGTATATCTCCAGCCGTTGTTAAGACGGCAGGCGCGGTCACATTGAAATTATCGCGGACGTGCGTCGTCATTATGGCGGCGGTAACTACTTCGCCGGTCGTCCAACAACGGGGGGTTGTCCAGGCCAATGTGGTCCCTCCTAATAAGCTAGTCGGGTACTGTTGCCAAGGCTCGATTCACCGATGATGAAGAAGCCCGCATACCCGCTGGCTTGGCTTAAAGTAAAGGTAGCTCGGTGGTTCAACTGAGAATCTAATTGATGGTAGATCTGTTCCACGAAGAAATCCTCGTTGATCCCTAAGCCCGCGCCGTTAGAGGCCGTAACGGTCACCAGGTCGCTGATCTCCCTGGCATAGATATCGGTCAGGGTAGCCGTGGACCGGTTCCCAACCATAGTTAGCCGCAGGAGAGGGACCGGGTCCTTCCAGGTCGCTACATGGAAGTCAGCCCAGTTCTGGGCTTCGGTGGAATCCGGGACGAATTTTCCGGGGTGCGGGTAGGTCCGCTTTCCGAACGCCGTCTGGCTAGTCGAATCTGTAGCGACGATCTCCACCGGGTCTTTGGTGGTGACCTTGTGTCCCTGGGCCTGGAGCTTCGTGATATAGACCGTGGCGCTGTGACCGTTGGTCAGGCTGATATCCATCGACTGGGCTCGCTTGGTCAGGCTCACGGTGATATTGCTCGTTCGGTTGGTCCCGGTCCCGTCCGCTGAGTCGTTGGCTAAGTAGTCGGTGGTCGCCGTGAGATTAGTCCAGAAGTCTACCGCCCGAGATGTGGAAGCCGTGCCACTGGTTGGATAGGCGGCCGTGAAGACCCTAGCTGCTCCAGCCGATATGCTGGGCGACAAGGAGCCGGTTTCCGGGTGCGTCCACAATACTTCAGTATCCCCGCCAAGTTCGGTCTGGGTGCCGAGGGCCGAGCTACCGAGGATCCAGGCGCCGCTATGCAACTGGACCTTGGCCCGGAGCTCGTTAAATATGAATTTAAGCGGATCGATCTGGCTTATGTGGCTATATGCTAAGGCCGCCCCTGCACTATCGCTGTATGTGGCCTGTGAGGTCGTAGAACGGGTATCCGTGCTTCTGGCGTGGCGGTCACGGTAAACGATGGCGCCAGCCGCATTCTCTTCCAGCAGTCCGGTTTCCGTTTCCTCTATGATCCGTAAGGCGTCGAAGGTCTTCATCTGTTCCGTCCAGAAACGGGGGAAGGTAACGATACCGGTATCCAGGTCCCGGTCACCATCAGGCCACCCCGCCGCATCCAGGACTTCTCCGCATAGTTCCCCTGCCTTCTTGTTGGCGAACATGGTTGTCGATACCCGGAACTTGTTCAGATAGCCCAGAGCTCCGATAGCCTTCAGCCTCGCCTTATTGGCGCCCGTCGCGCTGGGGACCGGCTCGATGCTGTCGACGAACCCGGACCATAGGGTAGTGGTGGTAGAGCCATCGTTGCCGGTGAGCTTCACCTTCCGGCCTGGCACCAAGTTCCCGGCCAGCGGGCTCGAAGTATTAAAGGTGGAATAGTCCCCGGATTCATTATTTAGGTCCGCTACCAACGATCCCGCGACTGCCTTCCCCACCAACTGCGAAGCGTAGTCATTCCCCCGCTTCCACTCACAGGATAGGGTCCGGGCCGTGACGTCTTCCCCTGTATCTGAAAAATCAGAATCCCCGTTCCAATCTATAGCCAGCACATACGTTCCCCGTGCCATCTATTTGGCCTTCCTCTTACGTTGGTTCCTGGCTGTCGCCATCGCTATCGCCACGGCCTGCTTCTGAGGATAGCCGGACCTCCGAAGCTCCTCCACGTTGTAGCTGACGGCCTTCTTGCTTTTCCCTTTCTTCAACGGCATCAGGCTTCCCCGAATACCCCACGGAAGCCACCGGAAAGGGCGTGGTCACGCACCGCTTCCACCACCACCCGGCGTAGGTCTTCCAGACCGTAGACGGCCCCGTGAAAATGAAACTGATTGGAACCGGGGCCGGTGCCGCTGGGATGCACCCTGGCCCCACCGGGCAGGGAAACCACTTCCGGCCCACGCTCACCAACCAGGGCCAAGCCGCCCGTTGCTATACCGCCGCCTTGCATCGGGCGCATCCACTCATGCGCCAGCACATTCTCTGCAATACCCCGATACTCCAAAGGAATCACGTTCTTTGCTATTTGGGATTCCAAGGCTTCTATCTGATACCTTGTTGCCCGTATTCGTTCAGTCTGACGCTGGTAAGCATCTTGCAAAGGTCTGACAGTACCAGTCCAGTATTGTTGCCTACGCTGGGATGCGCCAAACCCTGTACCAGCGTATTGTTGCATCCCGGCTTCGGCCTGTGTGATGGCTTGCCGCATCGACGGCAAAGCACCCTTCTGGCTTTCAAGGGCGTGTTGAACGGAGCGTAATTTCTCCCGCTGTTCTGCCATACTTGCAAACTGCGGTGTACCCTTAAATTTTTCAATCATCCTTTGCCGTTCTGCCTCGGCTGCGTCTTTTTCTTCGTCCTTCCTTTTCTTTTCTGCCCTGTCCCTTGCTTCATCCAGCTTTCTGTTTTCTTCCGCTGTAAACCCTTCTAGTTCATCCCCCCACGAATGGATATTGTCAGTGAGTTTGTCACCCATACGATCAAGCGTTTTCTGAAGTTCAAAATCAGCGTCACCCAGAATCTGCGGGATTTTGTCAACGGCATGTGCAACTGCGTCCGGCAATTCCTCCCAAGCCTTTTCATGCTTTTTGATGCCGAACTCTATATCGAGAAGGTGTTCTAGAGTGCCTGCCGACATCAAACCCATTTCCTCATCCATATCGCCCAGAATGGATTTTAACTGTATCTCTTGTCTATCCATGCTAGACATCCAGGCATCCCAGTCTGATTCCATCTTAGTGGTTTCTTCATCAACAACTTTTCCCGCTAGTCTGGCTGCTGCTGCTATCTCCTGTGCGCCGGTCATGGATTCATCCCCGGCTTCTTGGAAGGCTTCCGCTATGTTACGGGTTGCCGTTGCTGTCCTGACCGCCATTTCCTCAGTGATCCCCGTGGCTTTGTCTATCTCAAATCCCCAGCCTTTTGCACTGGCTATTACAACTTCTGTGCTTTCCTTGAAATTGACGGCCATCTTCTCACTGGCTCTGCCAACGTCACCCATATCTTCCTGGGATGCTACCGCAGCCATGGCGATTTCCCGTTGGCTGTCACTGGCGGCTTCACCTACATCCGAGAATGATCGTTGGCCCGTATGTGCCCATTCCTCCATGCCGTCTGCCATGTTGTCCAGTTTCCCGATCCCCTCATCAATCTTCTTTTTCAGGCCATCTAATCCAGGGATAAATCCGGCGATAGCAGATGCAGCTTTGGCGAACATCTTGATGTATTCGACGAAACCTTTTACGAATAGGGCTACTCCCTTCTTGACGATCTCGATGATTTTATCCCAGTTCTTCCATATCAGGATGCCCGCCGCTATTGCGGCAGCAACGGCGATAATCACCAATGTCACCGGCCCCATCGAAAGATTCAAAGCGATAAATGCTCCACTTAATATCCCGATGGCGGCGGCTATAGTGGGCAGTAACAGGAGTAACGGTCCGACGACCAGCAATATCCCACCGATGGCAACGGCTGCCAGTGCAAGGGCCTTCGTTAGATTGGGATGGGCCTCCGTCCATTCGATGAACCGGCGCATAGCTTTCTCGATCATAGGGAGCAGCGTTTCCAGGACGGGTAGCAGGGCATCCCCCATGACTTGGAATAAGTCCCCGGTCCGGTTCTTCAACTGGGTCATGGGGTCGGCGGCGGCTTCGGCCTGGCCTCCGAATTTAGCCATTATCTCAGTCAGGACCGCCGTGCTACCGGCGCCCTTCTCTACTTCGATCCCGTACCGGCCGAGGGCCGTTTCCTCTCCGCTGATAGCACGGGCCACCAGGGTCGCCGCGGCTCCCAGGTCCATATTCTTTCCGGCAGCCAGGTCCATCGTGGGGATCATGGCGGCCATCGCGTCCTCGTAGCTACCGCTGACCAGGACTAACTCCTGTAGGGCCTTCCTCTGTTCCTCATCCCCGAAGTTGGTCTTGCGTTGTTGGGCCGCTATGACTTCCTCTATCTTCTTCTTCTGCCCGTCATAGCTGGTCCCGACGTTCTTCAATGCCTGGTCTAACTGACGGATCCCGACTTGCTGGTCCAGGGAGGACTTGACCGATAGCGCGGCGATTCCGGTGATGGCCCCACCGATGGCGGTAGCCGCCAGGCCGATGGCGCGGCGATGCTTCTGGAAGCCTGCCGCCAGCTTGCCCATATTCCCTTCGACCTTCTGGAACTGGGCGGAGGCCTGGTCTTTCGCCTGGATCAGGACTGATACAGTCGCGGCGTCAGCCATCGGATTCCACCGCCTCCACCATCTCTTTCCAGAGCTCTATCTGGGCCGGTTGCATCTGTGAAGCATCTTGATTATGTTGGGCTTTCGCTGACATCAATAACCTGTAGTCCAGGATATCCCGGACCAATCTCCAGTCTTCATCCATCACCTCGCTGGGCAGACAGCCGAAGCTCTCGCAGACCACGCTGATGGTCGCCGCTATCGGCTGGGGGCCGTCGCCAAGGATGTATTCCCCGAGGTAGCGGAGCCTTTTTTTCGGGTTTCGGGTACCTCTTGTCCACCGGCCGCGTTGACCAGCCACAAGAGTTCGTCGGCTGATAGCTCCTCCAGGATCTCCGGGTGCTTGTAGGGCTGATCGATCGGTTCGCCGACGAGGTCCGTCCAGTTCCATTTGATGATCCGTTTCGATAGCTCCTTGCAGAGCTCTGACAAGCTCTCTCCCAGGCCTTCGGGGTTCTCGTTCCCTCGTTGGAGCCGGGACAACTGCATGACTTCTTTGACGGCCATGACCGGCATGATCTCCACCCACTCGCCGATGTGGACGTAGTGAGGGACCCCGGGATCCATGACTTCCCCGTCCGTTATGACCTGCCCGATATTGATCGCGCAGTCGTCGGCCATGATCTTGATCGTCGGTATCTTGGGCTTCATGAGCCTCTCCTAGTAAAAGATAGCGGCCCCGCGGGGATCTACAGGAGGTGCAGCAGACCTCCCGCGGGGCTGCCTTATCGCTACCCTCTGGTCGGGGCAGCGGCGTCCGCGGCGGCCGACCCGCCGTTGTGCCGGAAACTTGCGCTATAGGTTATCGGCCCTCCGACAGTGCTGGTGATCGAGTAGGAAGTCACGATGGCAAAACCGTTATACCCCGTACTGCCATCCGGTTCAAAATCCCATTCTTCACCTTCCAATCCTAGTTCCCCGAAGATGGTCACATCGCCCTGGCTGCTTGCCAGGTCGGCGAAACCGCTCACGTCGACAGTCGCCGTCGGCTTCCCCGCAAGGAAGTTTTGATAAGTATCTCCAAAGGCCGTGATGTCTGCTTCGGGGACCGTGAAGTTCAAGCTGACCGAACTCAGCTCATCTTCCAGTGCTACGGAATCAAATGAAAAATCGGCATCCTTTCCGTGAGTTCTAGCCATCGGTAATTCCTCCTAGATATATTCCATATGGCCCTGTAGGCCGTTTTAAGGCCTGTTTACGATACGGCCCGTGTGGTTGACCCGCTGCACTGGAATGTGGCCGTATATGTAGCCGCGTCCCCTACCGGCAGGCTGATCGTGTAGCTGGAAACCATCGCTCCGGTCAGGCCGCTGGAGGTACAGGTGTACTCCGGGGAATCGGTATCCGGCCCTGCCCCGTCCGGGTCAAAGACAAGGGTCTTAGGGCCGCTGGTCAAAGCGATGTGGTCGAAGATCGTGGCGTCCCCGTCACTGGCGAAGTCCGCGTCCAGGGCGCCGGATACGTCGAAGCTCACGTCCTTCTTCCCCGCCAGAAAGTTCTGGTAGGCATCCCCGAAAGCGGTGATATCGGATTCAGCCACCGTCACGCTCATGGTGATGGAGTTGAGCTCATCTTCGATCGCCACGGAGTTGAACGAAAAGTTGGAATCTTTGCCGTGGGTCCTTGCCATAGCATCCTCCTAAGATGGTGTGACGAAGTAGCCGAATGAAACGTAATTCTGGAACGTCCGGCTGCCTGTGCCGGATGATTGGAGTTTCACCCGCCACCACGATTCAGATGCTCCTGGGGCGGTGGCGGTGGTAACGATGAACGTGCCATTCGCCCCGGTGCTTTGCGTCACGGTGCCGAAGTTTATTCTGGTCGTGGGGCTTCCCCAGGTGTCATTGGTTTCGCTCTGGATCTCCAGGGCGATGGTATTGGTCCCGGAGCCGCCCAATTCAACCATCCTCCAGACTCCGATGATCGTATTGGTCGCCGCTATCACGCCGGAGTTATAGCCAGTCCCATTAACTACCACGGTTGACCCGTTGCAGGTTATCGTATTCGCTAGGATGATTTGTGACCTGAACGGTGCGCTTGCACCTTGCCAGGTCACGTTGCAGGCGATGGCATCCCCCACGGTTGAAACACGGGGCGACGCGCTTATCAACGTCGGCCCTTCGTAGCCTACATTCCCCTGGGTCAGGCCACCGGGATAGATGCCCACCCGCCTGGCCGTGGCCGTAAGGTCCGTGAACATCTCGCCGTCATAGTTTGGGCTGGACGTTGACCAGAGCCCGTTCACATCGAAGGTGAATGTCGGCTTCCCCTGGACGTAGGTCATATCCGTATCCGCGAAGGCTGTCACGTCTGCCGGGGTTTCGGCGAAGCTCAGGGTCATGGCATTGGATATCCCACTGAAGTCGAACTCGTCGACCAGCAACCCGGCGCTCTTGGCATGGACTCTAGCCACGGTTCCTCCTCTTGGGTTTCGGGGCTTTCGCTAGCTCCCCCTGCGCCCATTCCGCATCTGATTCCTCGTAAAGTTTGACCGCCTTCAGGCGTATCAATTCCTCTATATCTACCGGTTCATCTCCGTCCAGGGCGAACCGTTGGCCCCGATGGATCCGGAGCGACGACGGCTTGACGCCCGGTCCCTGGACCATCAGCAGCTTCTTCAGTGCCAGGTACCAGACCGGTTCTTCCTCTGCTTCAGCCGTCTTCTTCGTACTTGTCATTTCTTCGTAAAGCTGAACTGGTCGTCGGGGATCGAGTTATCGAAGGCTCTCACCTCCTGGCACTTCTCGCACCGGCCCTGGCTGGTCTTCCCCTCGGCCGGTTCGATGATCCAGTGGTGGACACAGGAGCCTCGTTTAGCTTTGGTCGGCAATTATCCGGTACAGACCTCCGACATGCTGGAAGACTACTCCCGCCTGGTCTTCTGCCAGATAGATATCGGATTCCCGTCGGCACATCAGCAGGGCGTGGCCCGTGATGCTGAGCGACGCGTCTTGCATCACGCCGTCAATCTGGGTATCGATATCCCCCGCCCCCTTGGGCCAAATGCTACGGTCGATCGCCTTGACCATGTAGATCGCGGCCCCTCCCCTTCCCGTGAATGCGAAGTAGTCGTCCACCTTGCTCATGGCCTGGAAGACCACGAAGGGCGGCTCCGTGCCCTGGGG